TTAAATCAAAGTGAGGGTGAGTAAATGAGCGAGAACAGAACAAATAGAATGATGCGCACAGCGTCAACAGAATTTAAAACCCGTGATGATAACGGGGAACTTGCCATAGAGGGCTATTTTGCTGTGTTCAACAGCAATTACGAAATAGCCGAGGGCATGAGCGAGAGTATCGCGGTAGGGGCGTTTGATAACACTCTATCTGATGATATTAGGGCACTTATTAACCATGATACTACTTTAGTTCTTGGTAGGACAAAGGCGGGCACTTTACAGCTACGCACTGATTCACATGGACTATGGGGGCACATCTCTATCAATCCGAACGATAGCGACGCTATGAACCTATACAACCGTGTACAGCGTGGCGACGTTGACCAGTGTTCGTTTGGTTTCGACATTCTTTCAGAGGAAACCGACTTCCGCGAAGATGGTTCGGTACACTGGACTATTAAAGAAGTAAAGCTATACGAGGTTAGCCCGTGTACTTTTCCCGCATACGAGGAAACAAGCATAGCGGCGAGAAGTAAAGAAAGAAACGAACTTATCAAGCGTAAAAATGACGCTTGGAAAGAGAAAATGTTAGCAAAGTTGAAAGGAGAAACAGAGTAATGGCACTTACAGTATTACTTTTGCGTAAGCGTATCGAAATCGCTAAAAAGAACCTTGAAGCATTAAGGGAAAAAGACGCAGATTTTCAGAAACGTGAAGCAGAAATCGAAACAGCCATAAACGAAGCGGCAGAAGTTGAGGGCGAGGGTGCAGACGAAGCACAGAAAGCCGTTGAGGAAGAAGCCGAGAAGTTCGACGCAGACAAGAAAGCGCACGACGAGGAAAAGACAAACCTCGAGAGAGAAATCGAGGAAATGGAAAAAGAGTTAGCAGATGCAGAACAGGCACAGGACACAACACCAGTTGCACCCGCAGAAAACCCAGTAGAGGAAAGAAAGGACGAAAGAAAAGTTATGATCACAAAGAGAAACAGATTTTTTGGAAACATGGACGCGCAGACAAGAAGCGCAATGTTTGAGCGTGAGGACGTTAAAACATGGCTTGGCGAGGTTCGTTCAGTAATCAAGAATAAGAGAGAACTTACAAACGTTGGTCTTACAATTCCCGAGGTATTTGTAGGACTTATCAAAGAGAACGTAGAGCGTTATTCAAAGCTGTACAAGCACGTTAACGTACAGTCAATTAGCGGCAACGGCAGAGAGATTGTACAGGGTACAGTTTCAGAGGCTATTTGGACAGAGTGCTGTGCTGTACTTAACGAAATGTCACTCGCGTTTAACGACGTTGAGGTTGATTGTTTCAAGGTTGGCGCATATTTCAAGGTATGCAATGCCGTACTTGAAGATAACGACGTAGACCTTGCAACAAAGTTGCTTGAAGCACTTTCACAGGGTATCGGTATCGCAATCGATAAGGCTATTCTGTATGGACGTAACACAGCAGCTAATCAGAAGATGCCACAGGGTATTGTTTCAAGACTTGCACAGACAGAACAGCCAAGTTCTTACCCATCAACAGCTAGACCATGGGCTAATCTTTCAACAACAAACATTGTTACAATTCCATCAACAGCAACAGGCGCAGAACTCATTAAACAGATTGTGCTTGCAAGTGGTGCGGCTAAATCATCATACAGCCGTGGTGAGAAAGTTTGGGTTATGAACGAAGCTACATACACAAAGCTGATGGCTGAAACAGTTTCCGTTAACTCAAACGGACAGGTTGTAGCGGGTGTAGCGGGAGTTATGCCAGTAGTAGGCGGCGTAATCGAGGTTCTTAACTTTGTACCCGACAATGTAATTATCGGTGGTTACTTTGACCTTTATCTCCTCGGTGAGAGAGCGGGTTCAAAGTTCGCACAGAGTGAACATGTATTCTTCATTCAGGATCAGACAGCATTTAAGGGTACAGCACGTTACGACGGACAGCCTGTTATTGCTGAAGCGTTCGTTGCAATCGGTATTGATGGAACAACACCCGACGCAACAATGACATTCGCCGCAGATACAGCAAATAGCGGAACTTGATGTATAGAGTAGTTAGATACTTTATAGATTTAAAAGACAATAATCACGCCTATAATGTGGGGGATATTTACCCCCACAGTGGCGCGGTTAACCCCGATAGAGTAGCTTTTCTTATGTCGGCTAAAAACAAACTGGGAACGCCTGTTATTGAAGAAATAGCAGAGGAAAAAGCCGAGGAAGAACCAAAGGCAGAACCGAAAGCGGCAGAGGTTAGCCCAAAGGTACAGAAAAGCAACAAAAAGGGCAAAAAGAAAGGCTAAACCATGACAGACGCACAGATAACAACAATATTGAGCGCTTTAAAAGTCGATTTGGGAAATATGATTAGCACATCATATGACAACCGCTTTAAGCAGATAATACAAGCAAGTTATAAAGCCATAGTACGCGAGGGCGTGAAAACGCTAAACGCGGACGACATAGAAGATATTGAGTTAATCGTTATGTATGCGTCTTGGCTATGGCGTAAGCGTGATACTGGCGAGGGTATGCCGCGTATGTTACGTTGGCAACTCAATAACAGGGTAATGAGCGAGAAAGCGACAACAACATGACCGATTCAATATTTCTTTTATCAACTACATATCAGAAAAATGAGTATGGCGTTAGTAAGCCCGTAAACGTGAAAAAGGAAACATTCTGCGAGGTTAAATCTATTAGCCGTAGTGAGTTCTATCAAGCGGGTACACAAGGGCTTAAACCATCATATGTTTTTTTGGTGTTTAAAGGCGATTATAGCGGAGAAACTGTAATAGAGTATAACGGTGCTACTTATTCCGTTTATCGCACGTATGCGACCGATAACGACTATTTAGAGCTATATGTAGAACGTAAGGTGGGTACTAATGGCGCGCAAAGTAACAATTGATAATCTATCAAGCGCAATAGAGGACATTCTAAACGAGTATCAAGGTGATATACAAAACAATGTTGATGTGATCACGGCGAAAATCGGAAAGACAGGCGCGCAAGCCGTTAAAAATTCCGCTAAAAAGGAAGTTGACGGCAAGATATACGCGAGCGGGTGGACTTATAAAGTCTACAAACACCCATTGTATAGCGAGGTTGTCATATACAACGCTAAACAGGCGGGATTAGCACACTTACTTGAACACGGACACGCTCTAGTGCGTGGTGGGCGTAAAGTTGGCGATACGTCGGCTTTTGAGCATATACGCCCAGTAGAAGAAAAGTTGATAGAAGAATACGAAAGGGGTGTAAAAAATGCACTTAACAAGGGTTGAGCTTTCACAGCTTATAGAGCGGATAGCGCAAGAACTGGATATACCATGCGAGTATTACCAGTTTGAAACAGCGCAAGCCCCGCCGTTTTTTGTATGGTTTATGAGTGAGAACACGGATATTAAGGCAGACAATGAAAATTACGTGGATAAAGAAGTGTTCAACCTTGAACTATATACATCATATAAAGATTTTGAACTTGAAAAGAAACTCGAAGATATTTTGAAATCTTCGGGTTTTTGCTATGCAAAGGAAAGTAATTTCATTGATTCTGAAAAGTGCTATCAAATAGCATACGAAAGCGAGGTAATTATTAATGAGTAAAGTAAAATACGGACTCTGTAATGTTCACTATGCCGTTGCGACTATTGACGAAGCAACAAACACCGCTACATATGGCAAACCAAAGCCGTGGGCGGGCGCGGTTAATCTTTCACTTGATGCAGAGGGAAGCACAAATAAGTTTCGCGCCGACAATATTGATTATTGGGTAGGACAGAGTAACAACGGTTATAGCGGCGACTTTGAGAGCGCACTCATTCCCGATTCTTTCCGTGTTGACGTACTTGGAGAGATTGAGGACGGTAACGGCGTTATGATTGAGGACGCGGGGGCAAAGACAGTTCCGTTCGCGTTGATGTTCCAGTTTGAGGGCGACGCAAACGAAACAAGATACGTTCTGTATAACTGTACAGCAACACGCCCAGCTATTAGCGGACAGACAACCGAGGAAGAAATCGAGCCACAGACAGAAACGCTTACACTCACAGCCGTAGCAATTCACGATTCAACACTCAATAGAGATATTGTAAAGGCTAGATGCAAAACAAGTGATGCGGTATATTCTACATGGTTTGATACAGTATATCCACCAATAGCCGTTACTCCATGATCATAAAACTAAAATAACAGGAGAATAAAACAATTATG